ACTTGGTGGTCCAGCAGCACTTGATAAGATAGTTGCACAAACAGACAGTAATTCAACTCCTGCAAAACTTGGGATGAGAAGTGAAAGAATGATTCCTAATGCTCCTATGAGATCAGGTCCTGTGATTAACGTTGTTCCCATGGAGGCACCCTCTGGTGCTAAAGAGGCAATCGATCCTTCTGGTTCTATTTTACCAAACTTTAGTGCAGGAACTGGTTCAGCACTCAAAGCAAGATCATTAGGAGTTGTTAGATAATGTTAGGACTAGCATTAGGTGCAGCAAGAATGATTGGTGGTGCTGCTAAAGCGAAGGCAGGTAGGGGTGCTAGGTTTGCTAGAAACATGATGGGTCGTGGAAAAAGCGATGGTGGAGGAGGTAGCAGTGCGATTGTAGCAAGACCATCGTCTTCTATTATTCCAAAACCGAATGAATCAAGTGCAATCGTCAAAGCACCTAAGGTAAAGAGAACTTACGCACGTTTAGGGATGGAGGGACATCTTATAAACATTAGAGATAATGTGACTGCGATAGATGATTACCTGAAGGGAACAATTGCTGCACAGAAAAAAGAGATTGAAGATAAAAAGAAACAGGGAAGTGAACAAAGAAGAGCAAAGCAGGAACAAAAATTAGAAAAACCTAAGAAGAATCAGATGAATATGAAGGGCATGAAGATGCCCAAGACTGGTATTCTTGATGGTATATTTAATTTTATCGCCAATGTGCTGATGGGTATGCTGGTTCTTAAATTAATGGAGTTTGGAGAGGCAATAGAAAAAAGTGGTGTTCTTCAATTCATAGGCAAAGCAGCAGACTTTGTATTGAAGTTTGGTGGTAAGTTGCTTGATGGTTTGATGACTCTCATAGACAAGGCATATCAATTGTATGATGGTCTTGGTGAAAAAGTTGCTGAGGTTTTTGGTGATGATGGTAAAAAAGCATTCGACGATTTCTCTTCTACATTAAACAAGGTATTGAACGCGACAATCTCTGTTGCATTAGTGGGTGCTGCACTAAGCACTGGTATGAGTAAAATACCTGTCAATAAACAAGCAATTAAACAATTAAAAAATGTTCCAGGTAAAACATTAAAACAAAAAAAGAAACTTATAAGAAGATTTGCTAGTAGATATGGTAGAAGAGCAGCTGAAAGAAAATTTGGAAAGGCAGCAGTTCAACAACTAGGTGGCAGGTTTGCTAGATCTGGTGCTACTAATCTGGCTAGAAGAACTGCAGTCGGTGTCATAGGAAAGGCGGGAACGAGACAATTTCTTAGGACTATGAAGAATTATGTTAGTCCTGTCGTTAAAAAAATTCCTTTGATCGGTGCATTAATTGATTTTGCACTTAACTATTTTGTATTCAAAGAACCAATTGGAAAAGCAGCATTCATGGCAATTGGTGCCGGTCTCGGTGCATGGATTGGTGGATTAGTTGGCACTGCTATTCCTATTCCATTAGCAGGAACTGCAATCGGCGCATTCTTAGGTGGTGTTGGTGGCGATATTTTGGGTGGAGCAATCTATGATATGATTTTTAATGATGTCTCTGAGGATGCTGCTAGACAAATGGTTAAACAACAGGGCGAAGCAACCAAGGAGGAATATAAAGGAGGAAGAAACATATTCCAGAGAGCGTTTGATCCTCTTCAGGTATTCAGTAAAGACCAACCAGCTCAAGCTGCAGCAAGTGTCTCCCCAGAAAAGCAGGGTAAAGGATCTCAGGCAGCACAAAAACTTAAAAAAGATTTCCCGCAGATTAATGTTTCACAAGATCGACAGATATATGCATCGGGACTTGGTTTCTATCTAAAGAAAGTTGGTGCAGGTAGACCTGGAAAGGGTGATTATGGTGATCCACTAGGTGGTGACATGGAGCACCCTGATCATGGTGGTGTTGTTGCAAGTCACAGAGGTCAAGGTCACTATAAAGGTCTTGCATTAGACCTAGGTGCTAATAGTGCTACATCTGGTTCTTACACTGATGATCAGAAAAATCTTTGGCCTTTCATCAATAATTATCTTAGAAAGTATGGACTTAATAAGGAACCATTTGTTCCTCAAGTTATTCATGGTCCAGGAGAAAGTTTCTCTCCTAGAAAATCAGATGTCATGGGACCAGATAAAAGTCATCATGATCATTTCCATGTTGAATTTGAAGGTGGTGGATATGTTGACGGTAAGTATGATATGAATAAAATTAAATCATATGCATCATACGAAGCAGGTAATAGTGATCCAATCGTTATTCCATTACCACTTCCACAAATGTCTCCGGCACCACAAACTTATGGCGATAACCAACAAATTACTTCGGTCATTTCAGGTGGCGAAAGTAGTAATCCATTTGAATTCCTTGATTTCCAAGGTTAAATAGAAGTAAGAGGTAATAAAAGATGTCAGTATCAAAGACAGCAGAAGCAGGTTACATTAAAGAATTTACCGTTGCATCTAATGACAAAGGTAATATAAGTATGGTGGGAGGTCTTGTGAACTTTCAATATTTTGAAAGTATCATGGATAATACTGTAAAAGTAAGTGCTGTCTTTAATGATAGTGGCGATTCAATTAATGGAAAGACTGCAAGATCTGGACTACCAATTGTCACCGAAGAAAAAGTAACTATCAAGATAGAGGATAATTGTAATAATATTTTAGAGTTTAGTGATAAGAAAAACAATCCTCTCTTTATTAAAAACTGCACACCACTTTCTGAAGATACTAGAAAGGAAGTTCTAAATTTATATTGTGTTTCTGGTGAAGCAATTAAAAACTCAAGAGTTGTTCTACGTTCTAGATTTGATGGAAAGATTTCTGACTCTGTAAGGAAGATTGTCACAGAGGGAAACTTTAAGGGTCTTGGTTCAAAGAAAAAATTAGATATCGAAACCACAAAAAATAGTTGTAATAAAATACCAAATAATAAACATCCTTTCTACTGGTTAGATAAATTTTCTGTGCAGGCAGTCTCAGAGACAAATCAAACTGAAGGAAAGAGTGCTGGATACTTTTTCTTTGAAACATCAGAGGGATATTTCTTTAAATCGATTGATACTTTGCTCGATCAAGAAGCAAAGAAAACAATCATTTATAATGAGAGTACAGATGGAAGAGGTAAAGATATTCCAGATGGATATGACGTTAAGGCATTATCGATGGAGTCTGATAATAGAATCGATGCTGTCGAAAAGAATAAGATGGGAACGTTTAGTAATAGGATTGTTACTTTTGATCCATTCTCAACTTACTATAGGGTAACTAACATCAAAGCAACAGATAACGAGTCTGCAATTAAAAAAGCAGGAAAAAAACAACCTAAAATGAATGATGAGTTTAAGAATCCTGATGTAAATGAGGAATTTTCTAGAACAACATATTACATTCTAGACACGGGTACTCTCCCCACAGGAGATACAAAAGAGCAGATTAAAAAGTCAGGAGAGGAAAACTTTGCGGTTGCCAATATTCATAATCAGTCTATGATGAGGTACAATCAGTTGTTCTCCGCACAAATCACCATTACAATACCTGGTGATTTTTCTTTGCACGCTGGTGATGCTATCTTTGTTGACACCCCTGAGATTAAAGATAACAAAAATGACAAAGTTGACACTCAGCAAGGGGGACTATATATTATATCAGACCTTTGTCATTATATTTCTCCACAAGATACTTTAACTAAAATGAATTTAGTTAGAGATACCTTCGGTAGGAAACCTAAAACACGCGGTTAATCTAAATGGAAAAAGACATCGAAACACATATTGAGAAGGATAAAAAGATCCTTGAAGACCCAACTATCTCACCACAGATGCGTCGGCATACTGCTGATGAACTAGAGCATCTGGAGAGATATCATAAGGAACACCCAGACGATCATCACGATCCAACTTCATTTGAAATGTATTGTGATGAAAACCCAGAAGCAGATGAGTGTAGGATTTACGAAGATTGATGGAAGCAGGGTCATTATTTAATCCAGGATTTTTAGGTTCCAGTTTTCTCTGGTGGGTCGGTCAGATCGCTGACGATGCCACCTGGAGAGATAATATCCTGCCTGGCCCTCATAAAGACACTAAAAAACCTGACGGTTGGGGAAGGAGATATAAGGTAAGAATCATTGGTCTTCACGATCAAGGTGAAGAGTCTATTGATTCTGATCAACTTCCCTGGGCACAAATAATGTATCCCGTCACCGGTGGTGGCGGACAAACATCTGCATCTCATACATCAAACCTTAGACAAGGTATGATGGTATTCGGATTCTTCCTTGATGGACAGGATCAACAGATACCAGTCATCATGGGAGTGCTTGGACATAATGTTCAGGTTCCATTATCTACAAAGATCGGTGATAATAGAGTCACAAATAATAATCCTGGTCCTCTTGCGACTAGTGGTGTTGCTGAGGGTAGAAATCCTCCACCTAACACACCAGCCGATGGTGGTCCAAATCCAGTCATACCAGATGATGATCTCAGGGTTACTAAACCTAAATCAGAGGCACAGCAACAGGAAGAAGCAGAACCATCTCCTGGTGCTCAACTTAATGAGTTTGGACGAGATCCTAATAAACCTCTTTCAGAACAGGCAGCTGCTGATCGACAAAGTGCAATTGCTGAGGCAGAGAGACTTGGATACGAGAGGGGTAGCATAGAGTATGTGACACTTATTGAAAGGAGACTTGCTGAAGGTGTTCTAAACCGTAAGAAAGTAGCAAACTCTCCTATTGCACCAGTTCAACCTGGAGCAACGCTTGAGGGTGTTGATGATGTTACTGTTATTTCTTCTGCTGATACGAAGAGGAATGATCATTACCGTCAAAAGACTGTGACGCTAAGTCCTTTCAATTTCCCTCAATCAAATTCAAAAGCATTACAGACGGTGCTTGACAACCTTGTTAAAAAAATAGAAAAGTACGTAAATACATTCCAAAGTTATATTGATAAGGTCTCGAATACGATTGATGATATTCAGTTGATTATGAGAAATGCTGCACGCGAGATCGCAAAATATATCAAACCCATGATGGATAAGGTCATGGAATTTGTGATGAAGAAAATGAATGAGGCACTCACAACCGTGGTCGCTGCTTTACCATCTAGTCTGCGATTTCAGTTTGCAGATATGAAAAAGATAATGACCGAGTTAATTCTTTGTCTTTATAATAAACTTACTCAAGGTCTTGAGGGTTTAATTGCAGGTGTTCTTGATAAGGCACTTAATCTTTCTGGACTCGAAGAAAAATCAAAGGCAGCTGCTGCCAATTCAAATGGTGATAATGATGCATACAGAAGATTAGCACCTAAAGTTCCACCTTGTTATGCAGAGGACATCACAGCACAAGTATTTTCCTCTGCTCAACCAGAAATTGACGAAGCAAATAATTCACTTATTCAAAACCTTGATAACTTTTTAGATGATACTCAAAAACA